ATATCTGACCTAAATTTCCAAAATATTGACCAAGTCCAGATATTAAATTTCCGATTTGAGTTGAGATATCACGAGTCGAAGCATTGATTTCTGTAATGTTTCCAGTCATTCCAGAATATTGATCTTCAACTAATCTGACCAACAATCCGTCTGGAGGAACATTCATTCCGACAGGTTCGACAGAAACTCCCCCGCCGCCGCCCCTTCCGCCGCCTCCTCCAGTCATCCCTGAGACGGCTTCAGAGACAGATCTGGTTAAAACTCTTTCTAGTTCTCCGAAATCAATTCCGGATGAAAATTCAGAGAGCGCGTTATTAACACTAGTTTCAATATTACTCGTACCCTGAGTAACAGAATTATGAATATCTTTAAGAATATGATGAGACTCTCTAACCCAATCTGTAGTCAAACGAGTCTTTTTTCTTATCTCGTCTAAAGCGTCAACATTCTTTGTCGAAACAGCATCAAAAGCTGTCTTAATGTCTGCGCAACACTTTTCCATGTTTTCAACAGACTTTTTAATATCATCTAAAACATCTGTTTGATCTTCATTCTCTCTCAGAATATCTTCAGATAAATCTGATTGATCTCTGATCTGATCTAGAATTTTTTGCATACGATCAGTCTGGATCACAGCCTCGGCTTCTAGATTACGAGCCGACGTAATTAACGGAGCCGTGAACTGGGCGAGCATAGCTCTCATCTGATCGGCACTCATATTAGTGACCGAAACTTGAAGAGGAATATTTGAAACTGTTACAGCTTGAGCCATTTGAACTTATCTATAAAATGATTCCAAAGTTTTAAAAAAAGGAAGGATAACAATCATATATATAATAATTAAATTATAAATTTTCAATTTCTTGTTGGATGTTCTGAATCTGACCTCCTAAAATCTCATTCAGAATTTCAGGTTGTCTAGACAAGACTTTGCTGTTGACAACATTTTGAATCATTCTGATCTCTTGAGGACTATATTGTCTGATAATAGCCATAGCTTGCAATACAGCTTTCCAATTCACTTTCTTAGCGTTTCTGATTCCATAGAGTCTGTAACTTCTGAAAGATTTTTTAATCAAAGGCTGATTTTTGACGATATCATATCCGAATCCCGGATTTCCGGCCCAGTTTCTCAATAACATCTGAAACACTGGAAACGGAAGATAGTGCAGATTCAGACCGCCGATCCGATTATAAGACATGAATCCGGTGGTGATGATAACCGGAAAAGGATCATGATCATAAAATTGATAATGAAAACTGATAACATTTCCCCGATCTGTGTTCTGAGGGCCTATATTATTTATATTCTGAACTAGATTTATGATTTGATTGAAAAAATTCGCAGCGAATAAAGCCATCAAAACTCCTAAATTTAAAAGGATTCAAACTTATATATAACATATGGAGCTTTTGTTAATGGAAAAAAAAGAAATCATTAAAGACGAAAACAATCTGCTTGTTGAACACGAAGACAAGGATGTATCTCAGATCGTTTCTAATGATGAGATGAATTCTATATTTCAGAAAATTATGGTTTCTCTCTCCGACAAAGAAAGAGAAGCTATGGATATGTATTACATCTTCAAAGATTACGTGACCAACGGCGGAGAATTCGGCGCCGGAGACGTAACCAAAGAACAGCTTGCTAATCTTTTGAAAGTAGCTCAAGATTGTGATGATTCAAAAATCAGACTCTTCGATTCTATATTAAGAATAAAAATAAAACATGAACTTAATATCACTAAAAATGATATTATGGCCAACAATATCTTTCTGGGCGGAAGCAGAAGAGAAATTATCGAAGCGATAGAAAGTTCTCAAGATGAACTCGACCAGATCGTCAGATCTGACGAAAATATCAAAAAACAAATCCAAGAAATAGAAAACATGATTCCAGAAAAATTAAGTTATAATAATGAGAAAGAAAATATAAATATAGAAATAGGATCTGGAGAGTTTTAAATAATGAAAAAATACATAATCCGAGATTGGTCAGAAACTAATCCGTATAAAAATGATTTTCCGATTTTAGAAGCGCCAGTAACAGAACCCCTTCCTCCGGCCGAACCCGAGCTGGAACCTGCAACAACAGAACCTCCTGAGAGCGCAGAACAAACGCCGGGAACCCAGACTCCTATGCCCGGAGCCGGACCCGTAGAATCTGAACCCGAACCCGAAGAAATTCCAGAAGAGACTCCTGAGAGCGAGATTGAGCCTGCAATCAATTTTGATGAAGAAAAAATTGATTATATGGATCTTGCAGTTCAAAGCAAATACGGCGAAATGACGGATAAACTTTTAGAGATGAGAGATATTCCAGGATTGACCCCGGGTCAATATAAATTTATTGAAGATAACATTCAAGTTCTTTCCTTGGCTAGAGACGTAGATTTCGCCGAAGCTAGAAAAAAGATCTATAAACAAATCAAAGACAGCATCGGACAATTAGCCGAACCGGCTGAAGAACAACCCGCCGAAGAAGAACCGACTGAATCTCCTGTTCCGGAACAAGAACCCGAATCAATTCCGGCTCCAGAATCTCCGGAACAAGTTCCTCCGAAAGAGGGAATTGATAATTCAGATCTGAAGACTATTTCTGAGGGTAACGAAGAGTTGGGTGAAATTTCTGGAGTAGAGATTTATTCAATTATTTCTGAAGAAATCGAAAGATACGAAGAAATCAAGAATTCAATGATCAAACTTCCGTCATTTTACTCAATGAAAGCTGATTTATACAGAAAAATGATTTGTGCGGTTTCAAACGGAGTTCAGATCGGAAGTGGCGGAACATTAGAAGATATATTTATTCCTTTGGCTGAAGGTGGTGTCGGAGTCAAACTTTGTACACGTTGTTATACAGATTTCGGAAATATTGAGATAGGCGAATGGTCTGTCAAATTCAATGATCCTGAAAAATATTTAGCCGAAGAAGAACTTGAAAAACTTAATGTCTCTGGATCTCCCGAGGAAAAAGAAATACTCAGAAAAAGAGTTGTTATTGAATCTGTAGCCGACAAATTTACAGATAAAGTATACATTATTCTGATTGTCAGTCCTGAAGACGGATCTAGAACAGAAATAGGATTCAACTTCTCTAAATTATTAAAACAAGGCTGGCAAAACGGAATCATATCAGTTGAATTCAAAGCTAATATCGGAAAAGGCCAAGCTGCTATAGACGTCGACGGACAACTTATAGATCTTCAAGATATTATAATTGATTATATTCATGAAAATCCAGATGAATTAGATGAAGAAGGAAGACCGGTTAAAGAAAAAATAGAATTCATCAGACAAAAATCTGGAAGTTTGTATGTTACGATTACAAGAGAAGAATTTGATTTGTTTATTAATGAATCTGTTGAAGGTCTTTTTCATCAGACTAAACATCCTGAATTTGATAAGGGACAACTTACAGTTATTCAAAGATGTGTTCCGGATATCAAAGAAATATTATTAAAACAATGTTGAGGTGATAAAATGGCTGTTTTGAAACCTGGTCAGTCTGTAACTCAAACTTTTAATTTAGGAAAAATTCCGGCTCAACAAAATTATGCCGGTGAAAAATTAACCGCAGAAGTCACAATTACAAGAAATGACAAAACACGGAATGTTACAATACCTAAAGAAGAAATCAATAAAAAATCGAATTAAAGGGAGAATTAAGAATGAATTCCATCCAATCGGATGAATATTTTGCTTGTAAAAAAGATTTCAATTTCTTTTGCAAAAATTACGTTAAAATTACCAACAACACTCGGAAACTTGTTCCGTTTGAATTATATGAATTTCAAAAAAACATCATAGAAAAATTTAAATCTAACAATCACATAATCTGCAAAAGTTATCGCCGAAGCGGCATGACCACTTTGACTTCTATATATTGTTTATGGGAATCCATGTTTCATGAAGGCAATACAATCATAGTTTGTCCTAAAGAAAACATGAAGATTAATGTCATGACTATTATAAGAGCAGCCTGGCTCGGTCTTCCAGACTGGATGAAATCCAAAGGCACAAAAATATTTGATCGTAAAAGTATTATTTTTGAAGATGATTCCAGATTAATTTTATGTGATCATAAAAATTTCGAAAGAACATTTCAAAACAACAATTTCACAACAATTATCTTCGATGACGCGGCCTTTTCAGACGAAATCAAAAAATCATATGATCTGACTCTCAGTATTCCAAAAATAAAAACAATCATCAATTCTTGTCCGAACGGAAAACAAAACTGGTTCTCGGATGTTTATCATGATGCCGTTGAAAACTTCAATGAATTTGAACCGATCAGTCTTAATTATCAAGAAAATCCGATGTATGATCCCGACATGATCGAAAATGCAAAAAGACAACTAGACGAAAGATCGTTTGTACAAGAAATTATTGGAGAATTCGCATGATACAAGATTTCAGAACATTTTCTGAAGAAGCTGAAAAACAGAGTAAAGAAAAACTTAAGATTCTTTTAGAAATTCTTAAAAAAAACAAATTTCTTGTTATTGAAGATTTTACAAATGAAGAAAGACCATATATTTACGTAAAGATCGACAAAAAAGACGATTTGTATGAAAGATTTAAAGACTTAGATTTAGGAATAAGAATATTTTCAATCGGTAAAAAACTTGTTTACAGAATCCAACAAGGAACTAAAGGCCATCCAGTCGGAACATCTAAATCTATAGAAAAACCTGGCGAAATAGAAGATCATGTCGCCCAAGGCAAAAGCGAAATCAAAGCCTACAAGGATGTATTCTCAGAAACTCCTAAAATTCTTATTGACTTTATGGACAAAGTCCTGAATCATATGGAAACTAAAATAGACGGCAAACCTCAAACTGAATTCGATATTGAACAAAAACGAATGATCTTGAATTCGATCATCTCTTCGATTTAATCATGGCTGAAAAACAGTATACAGAAACTGAAATCATCAAGGAATTAGCGAAATGCAAAAAAAGCTTTCCGTATTTCTGCAGTAATCATGTCAAGGTATATAACCCCGAAGAAGGCAACGTATTATTCAAATTATATGAATTTCAAGAAAAAAAAGTGTTTCCGGCTTTTGAAAAAGAAAAATTTGTTATTTTAAAGAAATTCCGACAAGGAGGCCTTTCGACTCTGGCGACGATCTATTCATTATGGAAAATACTGTTCTTTAATGACCAACGTGTATTCATGATCTCTAAAACGGACCGTGAATCTACAAATCTGATCAGTATGATCCGACTCACTTGGGGTTATCTTCCTGAATGGATCAAATGCAAAACCACAGAATTCAACCAGCATATCATCGCTCTGGAAAACGGTTCATATGTAAGATGCGGAACACCTCAGATGGGCCGAAGTTATTCTGGACAGCTTATTATCATCGACGAAGCTGCGCATATTGAAAGAATGGATGAAATTTGGAAAGCCATCTTTCCGGTTATCTCGGCGGCCGGAGAAAAAGGCAAAGCCTTTGTCATTTCGACTGTAAACGGTCTGGGCAACTGGTATTCTGACACTTATCATGATGCCAGAAACGGACTTAATGACTTTCATATTATTGATCTTGATTATACTGAACACCCTAAATACAATAATGAAATATATGTCAAAAGAATGAAAAAACAACTCGGAGAGAAAGGTTTTGCTCAAGAAGTTTTAGGCGAGTTTATAAGTTCTAATGACACCTTCATCTCAGCCAAAACCCTTGTCCGAATCAGTAACGAGGTCAACAGCTATACAATCGAACATAAAACCCATAACGACAAATTATGGATCTGGGAAAGACCATCCCGTGGAAAATCATATGCAATTTGCGCAGACTGGTCCGAAGGCTTGGGCGGCAATAATGACTATCAAGCCTTTCACGTGCTAGATTTCACAAATCTAGAACAAGTGGCTGAGTTTTATGACAACGAAATCAAAGCCGAAGAATATTCTAAAATTCTACATGAGACGGCTAAATACTACAATAATGCTTTTCTGATAATGGAAGGCGGCGGATACGGCAAGGCTATTCTTGAGATGTTATGGTACCAACTCGGATATGATAATATTTATTTTGACAAGAGCTCTGTTAATGCAAGAAGAACCCAAATGGGCATCCGAGTCAACAAAATGAACCGAGGTCTGATTCAAAGCGCCTTGGCCACGGCTATTGAAGGCGAATATATAAAAATAAAATCTGCACGAATCCTGCATGAATTAGAAAGCTTTATTTATAACACAAGTAAAAAAAGAGCCGAACACAGAAACGGAAGACACGATGATCTGATCTTTGCCCTGAGCTATGGATTATATGTCCGAAATCTCATGGAAAAACAAATGCCCGTAATCGGAGATGAAGACGAAGACTTCAAAAAAACATTCGATCCAGAATACGAAAAAGCATTAAAAGAATTAGGAATCGCAGAAAATAACGAAGAAGAATATGAAAAAAACAATTCCTCCGAAGAAGATCTATATTTAAAAAGACGAGTTTCAGATGAAGATGAAGACGAAGAATCAATGCTCCGAGAATTCGGATGGAGTTCTGCGACAGCATTAGATGATGATGAAGGATTTTAAAACGAATGGCGTTATATTGGCAAAAATACTTTGACTTGTTTGGATCCTTGTTTTCTAGAGACCTTTCTAAAGAAGCTCCAGATCCAGCTAATATGTCTGGCGCTGGAATCGGAAGATCTGACTCTGCGGGTTCTTCAGAATATCTAGAAGGCGGATCAACATTCAATCACACCGTCGCCCTGCATTCATTAAATGACTTCTTAGAAGTCGGAGAGCATACCGATCGCCGAGCCAGATACCTAGAATATGACAGACTAGAGAACATCCCAGAAATTCACAGCGCTCTCGAAACATATTGCATCACCAAAGACAGCATTATCAATACCCCGAACGGAGATTTTACAATAGAAGAACTATTAAACAAATATCCTTCTGGAGAAAACTTTCTGATCTATTGTTATGATAAAGAAAATGAAAAATCAACTGTTGGTAATGCGCATCACGTCAGACGAACTAAAAAAGATATAGTCTATGAAATAAAATTTGATAATAAATCTATTAAATGCACAGGTGATCATAAATTCCTGACAATAGACGGAACATGGAAAGAAGCTAAAGATTTAAAATTTAATGACAAATTAAAACCTTACAGTGAAGACACTGAATACTCTAATCATGAAGTCGTATCTGTTTCTGAACTTGGAGAAGAAGATGTATATGATCTGACCACAGATATATATCATAATTTTGCTTGTAATGGCGTTATCATCCATAACTCAGATGAAATTACAACTCCAGACATAAACGGAAGAATATTCGAAGTAATTTGCAAAAGTCAGATCGTAAAAGAAGAACTTGAATGGCTCTTTTTTGATCTTCTGAATGTCCAAACAGAAAAACTATGGTCCTGGGCCCGAGCCCTTGTCAAAAACGGAGACCTGTTCCTAGAAATTATCATTGATCCCGACCATCCAGACTACGGAATCCAGAGAATCATGGATCTTCCGGCAGAAACTATGTACAGAATTGAAACTGTAAGAGGAAGAACATTAGAATTCCAACAATCATATATGGGCCCCAATTACCAGATTGTCCTTAATGATCTCAACAACAAACCCCAAAGCATGGCCACAGACAATATGGCCGGTTATTCTCAGGTCACAACCACAGGAACAATGTCAGGATACATGGACCACATGGGAGCCAGATGCATCCGATTCAAAGATGAACAAATAGTCCATGTCCGCATAGGACTCAAAAGAAGAGGCTTCTATCCCTATGGTGTTTCAATCCTCTATGCCGGAAGAAGAGTCGCCCATCTTCTAAAATTAATGGAAGACGCCATGGTGATTTACAGACTCACGCGCGCGCCAGAAAAACGTATATTTTATATAGATGTCGGTAATGTTCAGCCGCATAAAGGGGAGCAGATTCTTCAGCGGATTAAGGATAAGATTAAGAAGAAGCAGATTTTTAATCGGAGGACTGGAAGTATTGATGAAAGATATAATCCATGGACTCAGGATGAAGATTTCTTTATTGCCACTCGGCCCGAAGCTTCGACTAGAATAGAAACATTGCCTGGAGCTTGTTTGGCTTTAAATACAAGAATACCCTTGTTAGACGGTCGAACATTAGAATTGTCTGAAATTATCAAAGAACATGAAAATGGAAAACAGAATTGGGTTTACTCGTGTAATCCAGAAACTGGAGAAATAGTTCCTGGAATTATCAGTTGGGCCGGAGTAACTAGAAAAAATACTGAGGTGTTAAAGATAACTCTTGATAATGGTGAATCTGTAATTTGTACTCCGGATCATAAATTTCCGATTATCGGAAAGGGTAAGATTCAAGCTAAGGATTTAGAAATCGGAGAAAGTTTAATTCCTTTTAATACAAGGAGAATTCCATTACTTAAAAAGTATAAAGATGAATATACTCAAGTTTATGATAATAAACGCAAAGAATGGGAATTTGTACACAGATTGGTAGCTAATTATTTCAAAAATACTGAATTAGAACAAATATTTGTTTTTGATGAACAGAATTCAGATAAAGTAAAATCAACTGTTCATCATAAAAATTTTGACAGATTAAATAATAATCCCGATAATTTATGTTGGATGAATTCAAAAGATCATTGGGAATATCATAGTAGTCTGGGATGTTGCAGATGGAGAATTGATAATGAAGAAAGATTAAAGTCATTTAAAAACAAACATTCTGAATCTCTTAAAAAATATATAAATTCATTGTCTCCGGAAGACAGAAAAAAAAGATCTAAAATTTCTGCTCAAAATGTCAGAAAAGGAAATTCGACAACAGTTCGTCTTTTAGCTAGTGACGAAAAATTCAGAAAAAGTTTTATAGAAAAACAAATAGAAGGATTCAAAAAATCTAAAGAGTTAAATCCTGATAAATGGAAAAAAAGAGGTCTTAAACAATCTGAACTAAATAAAGTTCGATATTCTGATCCTGAGTACAAGGAAAATGTATTCAAAAAACAGAGACTTCAATTTGATGAATGGATGATGGACAAAGCAGTTTCTGTTCTTAGAACAGAGAATGGAAGAGCTGATTTTACTTTAAAAAGTCTCAATTCTGATGTGGAGTTTATCGAAAGATTCGTAAGTCTTAATTCTCATATTAAAAGAGATAATTTTGACAGAGACAAGGGATTTACACTTAATCATTTCAATAAGATGTGTAAACTTTTTAACTATGACGGAGTTCGTGATTTAAAAAGAAAGCTTAATCTTTATTCTGATGCTTATAAAGCTAAAGTCAAATTTGAAAAACATTTTATGAATTACATTATATCTAGTATTAAATTTAATAATTGTGACACTGATCAGACGATTTCAGATATCAATAATAATTCAGAATTCATGAACAGATTCTTGTACATCAATAAGAATATAAATAAATCTGAATTTGATAAGAACGATTTAACATCTATTGTTCAACAATATGGATATAAAGATGAAAAACATTTGTTTGAAGAATCTGAACTTTATAATCATAAAGTCGTATCTATTGAATATCTTAATGATAAAATTGATACTGGAACAATTACAGTAGACGGAAATGAAATATACCATAATTTACATACATTCGCACTTGATTGTGGTTGTTTGACTTATAATTCAAATTTGAACGAAATAGATGACACAAAATACTTTCGTGAAAAATTGATGGTTGCGCTTAAGTTGCCGAAGAATTATTTGTTTCAGGAGGATGTGGCTGTTAATCGGACTTCATTCGCGACTCAGGATATGAGGTTCGCTCGGACAATTTATCGGATTCAGGGATTATTAGCTGAAGGTCTTATGATGATCGCCAAGCGGCATCTTGTTTTATGTGGTTTTCCTGAAGAGGACATAAGGGATATTCAGATCAAGTTTACTCAGCCGTCGGACTGGTTAGAGCTTTCTAGATCAGAGATTCTTAATAATCGGTACAATTTAGCTTCTTCAATTAAGGGGGCGCAGTTGTATGATGATTATACAATTTTGACGAAGATATTGAAGCATTCAGACGAAGACGCGAAGTCGATTATTGATCGGTTAGAACAACAGATTTTGAGACAGCAAGAGATTCAGGCTCAGGCTCAGCTTTACTCTCAGTTGTCTATGCCGTCTGGACCCGAAGGGTCTGAATTAGGATCTTCGGAAATGAGTCCAGAGGAGCAAGGAATTCTTCCTTCTTCTGAAGAAGGTCCTTCTGGACAGCAAGTTACTCCGGCTTTGCCAGAATTGTCTGGAATTGCTGGGGTCGGGGTTCAAACTACAGCTATTTCAAAAGAAAAGAAACCTGAAAGATATACAGATTTTGAAGATCTAGAAAGTGATTCTGAAGAAAAAGATCTGAATTATTAATCATCACTAAATAATCCAAATTTTGATCCTGTTAATAAATGTTTATATTTGACTTTAAGATCAGATCTTAAATTCTTTATATTTTTAATATTTTTAACATCATTCTTTATAGCGATTTCTTGTACATCTTCAGGAATATCCATTAATTTAGGTATATCAGATCCTTGTTGGATAAGATATTTAACTACTTTTAAATGACCATTTAAACTAGCCCATTTTAAAGCATAATCATTATCAGCATGAATATCGGCCCCATTACTTATAAGATATTTAACTATTTCTAAACGACCATTGACGATAGCCGATAATAATGCATATTCATTTTCAGCATGGACATCAGCACCCTTACCTATAAGATATTTAACAACTTCTAAATGACCATATAAACTAGCCCATCTTAAAGCATAATCATTACTGGCATGAATATTGGCACCTTGATCTATTAATTGTTTAACAAGATCAATATCGCCTTTGCTAGAAGCAATCATTAATTGCTGATCTAAACTCATGCCTTCGTTGAAATATTGTTTAAATTTAATCATCATCAAATAATCCAAATTTTGATCCTGTTAATAAATGTTTATATTTTTCTTTAAGATCAGATCTTAAATTCTTAATATTCTTAATATTTTTAACATCATTTTTTATAGCTATTTCTTGTACATCTTCTGGAATATCAATTTTTTCAGTTATGTTTGATCCATGTCGAATAAGATATTTAACGACTTCTAAATGACCGTTAGAACTAGCTGATATTAAAGCTTCATCATTTTCAGCATGAATATCGGCACCCTTACTTATAAGATATTTAACTATTTCTAAACGACCATTTAAACTAGCCCATCTTAAAGCATATTCATCACCAGCATGAATATCAGCGCCTTGCTCTATAAGATATTTAACTATTTCTAAATAACCTTTATAACTAGCCCATCTTAAAGCATAATCATTTTCAGCATGAATATCAGCCCCTAGACCTATTAATTGTTTGACAAGATCAAGTTTGCCATCTTTAGATGCATTCATTAATTGTTGATCTAAATCTTTATTCTCTTTGAGATATTGTTCGAATTTAATCATTTTTCATTTTAATATTTTGATTAGCAGTTTTAAGCCAGTCTGCAAAAGATTTTTTTTTCATAGATGAAAACTTTTTTGATTTTTGAGTGTTCAGACTTTCTAAGTCTGATTTGTCAATAAGTTCCATACCGTTTGATTCATCATCTGGATTATGAATTCGAACTGAAGTATCATCTTTTTTCATATTAAAAATCCTCCGTTTAATTTTATCTTCATTATATATATATTGTAATTATAAATCAATGGAGGTTTTAAATGTTAAAATTTAATGATTTTTTGTACACTGAATTCGCGGCAAAACATGTTGAGGCTCAAAAAGAAGATGACAGAAAACAATTTGATATCGAAACTGACAAATTGTTAGCCGATCTTAAAAGATATAATGAAGGCAAGTCAAAATCTAAATATTCATTCACGACTCCGGCTACGAATGTTATCATCAATGAACCAGATACTCAAGAAGGTCATAAATATATTACCGGAGAAGTAAAAGGACCCAAAGGAAATATCGTAAAATATACAGTTTCAATTCCAGAAGACAAAGACTGGAGAATAGTTAAAGAATTTGATATTCTTGTCGACGGAAAGAAAGTTCAAGGATTAAAATACAAAGAAATGGAAAGAAGCGCTGCATATTTGCAATATGCTCTGAAACAGGCTATTTTCGGGACCCGAGGAGCTGGAGCCGGAGCCAGAAAAATCAATCCTAAAGATGTTATAACCGCACTTCAAAAAATAATAAATAATGAAAAAATTATGGAAATAATCAGAGCAAACAAATCTTTAGCTGAACTTGCGGCTATTTTAGATCAAATTAAATCAAGCGAAGAAGTCACTGTAGGAGAATAATAATATGTTCAATTCTTTTGAAGAATATCTTCTGAATGAAATGCCGGTGTCTTTACAAAAAGCCGCAAATTCTAAAGATGAAGAAAAAGTCAAACAAGAGATGGAAAAATATCTTTCGGCTGTTGAAAAAAGTATTGTAAAAGAAGACCAACCTGAAACCTATGCCATAAGAAACGCCAAAAATATCCAAATCAAAGATCCAGATGAAAATACCGATTTTAAATATATGACATTTACTGCCGATGACAGTAATGGTAATTCTAGAAAAATAAGAATTTCATTACCCAAAACGGACGATATTTCAAGTATAAAAGACTTTGACGTGTTCGTAGATGATAAGAAAGTAGAAATTCCGTCTCATGCTGGAATAGAAAAAGGAGCTTCTTACATCCAACTTACGATTGCTAACGCCCTGAGTTCTAAAGATAAAAAACAAAGAAAGAAGAAAGAAAAAGGAGTAGAATTAATGACGGCTCCCGATCCTTCAAAATTCATTAAAGACGATGATAAGGAAGAAAAAGAATTCAAGACTTTTAATCAAGCGACCGAAGATTCTTCAGAACCTAAATCGAAAGCACATGCCAAAGAAAATTACAGCATTGTATTAAGAAAACTTAATGAAAAATTAGGTGAAGGTATTCTTAAAGATTCAACCAGTGACAAAAGAATAATTCCTACAGTCAACAGCATTAAAAGTAAAGAACATGGATATATGACAACTGTTACATTGGTTGTGAAACCGAATGAAGGAGTTTCGGCTGAAAGAATTCAAGCTATTGTAAAGGATAATCTGTCTGATGTTGAAAAATACATAACAAATATTGAATCCAGAATAAACAAAGCCCCTTATGTTCAGATTTATATTGATATATTTAGCGGCAAATTGAAATAGTTAAATTTATTTATTAAATGTTTATAGATATTATGTGATTAGGGTAAGTAAGCATACACTTAAATACAATACGGAAGCAAAAAACGATCAATTGAATCTATTGTTCAATGATTATAGATCATGTTTAGTTCACTATATCTCCTTAATTCAAGAATGTAAATTACCATTAAAGAAGTTATTATCTAGTAAATTGTTGCCAGATCATATTATTCAACATAGTCAATGGAAACAAATAATCTACAAGAATGCTAGTGAGATAGTAAGATCAGCAATTAAAAGATATATGTCAGATAAGTATAGAAGATATAAGAAACTATACAAGTTATGTATAGAAAAGAATAGATTTAAACAATTTACAGATAAGAGATATAGTGAATTAGATCTTAAGATCAATCTTAAAAAGTTAAAATTCAATATAGACAATATTACAATCAATCTGGATAATAGATTATTTAACATCAAATCAGATAGTAAAGAGTTCAATGAGTTTATAAGGATCAGATTACCTAATTTCAATAAGATCAATATTCCTATTAAATATCATAAACATTCATTGAAATACAGTAAATGGAATAGAAATAATGTAGTTCAATTATTATCTAATCAATATGGTTACTTTATTGGAATAATACATGAAACCAATGAACCAGATAAAAGAGATAGTGGAAGAATTATAGGAATAGATCAAGGATATAATAAGTTATTAACAATATCAGATGGAAAGATGATTAAATGTATTGATTATGATAAGATTACTAGAAAGATTAGAGGAAGTAACTCTTATAAGAACTGCTTGATAGATAGAAATAATAAGATTAATAAAGAAATTAATAGATTGAAGTTAGATGATGTTAGAGAGATAGTTATAGAAGATCTTAAACCTAAAGTTAAAACTATAAAGAATAATAGTAAAGATTTTAAGAATAGGAGACAATATTGGGTTTATTCTAGAGTAGTAAAGAAATTAGAACAGATTAGTCAAGAAAATGGTATTTTATTGACTAAAGTTAATCCGGCCTATACTAGCCAGAAATGTTCTAACTGTGAATCTATACATAAAAATAACAGAAACAATCAATCATT